GCTTGGCGTTCGAGCTCGTCTTCCTGTTGCTCTTGTCTCCGCACCCGTTCGGCCTCTTCGCGCTGCAGCTTCGCCTGGTCGGGCGGCTTGCGGCCTTCTCGCACCTGTCGGTCGAGCGCGAGACCGAATCCGACCGCTTCGGCGAGCGCTTCGCCCTCGAGCCCTGGAATCTTCGCAAGCTGGTCGGCAAGGTCATCGAGGCGCCAGTCAATGCCCTGACTTTCGTACATCTTGAGCAGCTGCGCAACCTGCTTCTGTTCTTCGGTCGCTGCGACGACGTCTTCGACCGACTCGAAGATGCGGTCGGCCGCTCGAAGGTAATCGTACTTCGGCGTGCCGCGGAACTTGAGGTACTTGTCGTCGGGGTCGAGCCCGCGTTCTTGGAGCACGCGGCGCCGCGCTTCCTCGGTCACGGACCGCCGAACGTCGGGGGTCGCGGCTTCGAGCTCGCGTTCGAGCTGTGTCACGCGGCGCTGCTGCGAAAGGTACGATTGCTCGAAGAACTTGCGCTGCGCGTTCTTGTACGCGCCCTGCGCTTTCGCCTCTGCATACACGCCCTTCGCGAATCGAAAGTCGCGTTCGGCCTGGTCGGCGTCGGCACCGGTCAAGGCCGCAAGCTCTGCCGCGTCGGCGAACCCGTCGTCAAGCATGGCGAGATAATTGTCGAGCGCATCTTCGGCAGTTGCGAACGACGTGTCGGCCGGTGCGACCGTGCTGCGACGGCGACGGGCGACAGCTTCCCCGTCGAAGCCGCCGGCGAATCCCTGTTTTGAAGAATGGAACACCGCCTCGAGCGCCCGTTCGCGGCCGGCCTCCTGCGCGGCCTGTTCGGGCGTCAGCGGTGCCGCACCTGGTCCGCGCGTCGGGCGGTCGGCGACTTGTGCGGCCGCACGTTGCGCGAGCCGCAGCGTTTGCGTCGGCATGTTTGGAAGCGCTTCGAGATAGGCAAGCGTAGCGTCGGCGGCCTGTTGCGTCATCGGGCGGTCACGGCTGCCGAGCGCCGCTATCGCAAGCGTACCGGCCCGGTTGGCGCCGGCGGCGGTTAGCTCGCCCGCGTTGCTTGCTTGCTTCGCAGCTTCGACGGCGTCGACAACCGACTTCGGAACCCGCATCGCCGCACCTTGCGCGGCCCGGGTGCCGGCGGCGAGCTGCGCGGCCATCTGCTCGCTCGACAAGGTCGCGCGCAGGATTTCGCTGGCGTAGCCCTGCTCTGTCTTTTGTGCCTCGAAAGCCTGGTCGAGCTGTGCAAGGGTGTTGCGCTCGCTCTGAATCAGCTGTTGCAACGCGAGCACCTGTTGCCGCTCGTCCTGAATCTCGCGCACAATGGTTTCGTACTGCCGGGCGGCGCGTAGCTCGGCGCTGTACTGGCGTAGATATTCGTCGTATTTAGCCATTTGGATTCAACCTTGGGTCGTAGCTGGTGGAGGTCGGTCCAAGGTCTTCGTCGCGCCGGGCACGCGCTTCGGCGATTGCTCTTTGTAGCTGCATGTCGGCGAGCTCGCGTTGAAACGCTTGCTGGTCTTCGGTCTGCAGCTGTTGAATCTGCGCACCTGCGACAGTCTCGGCACCGGCAAGGCCGCCCGATACGGCTTGCGTAATGCCGCCGACGCGGCGTTGTCCTGCGGCCGACCTCAGACCGAGTAGAGTTTGCTTTGTCGCGGCCTGTTCGTTCAATCGCTGCGATTCGGCAATCCGCAGGTCTTGCCCGCCGGCGATTGCGCTTTGTGTTCGTGCGTCTTGCGCGGCCTGCTCTCGAAGGAACACGTCTCGACCCGACACGGTGCCGCCCGTCGCAATCTGCGCGGCGAGCTGTTCGTCGCCCTGCGCTTGCATGGTCCGTTCGATACCGGCCCGGCGGGCTGTTTGGCCGGCTTCAATCGCAGACTTCTCGCGGGCCGATAGGCCGCGATTCCTGCGCAGCCGCTCGAGCTCGTCATCGATACGCTCTTGCTCGCGCTTTGCACCGATTGCCGTGCCGACACCGCTTGCGATACCGCCGGCGGCTTGAATACCGCCGAGAATGGCGGCCGCTCCGAGTAGCCCGATAGCCATTGTCGAATCTCCTACAGATACCAGATTTCGAGACCGATTGACCAGTTGACGACGGCCGAACGGTCAATCTCAGACCACGAACACAGACCGATGGTCGTGCGCGTGCCGGCGGGCAGGTCGGCGGCAAGTACGCCGGTGCGACGGCCGTAACCATTGAGAGTAGTATAGGGCCGGTCCGGGCCGTACGGGTTGCTTGAGTTAAACCCGTCGCCGTTGTTTTTGACCTCTTGCGCGTCGAAGGTGCTGCGGCCCGCAGCGCCGAGCGTCCCGATGTAGGGCGCAAAGTATGCGTACCGGTCGGCGATTGCCGGCGTGCGGCCCGTGACGGCGGGCACGTCATCGGGCCCGCCTTCGACCTCGACAGACCAGTGCAGGAGAATGTTCGCGTTCCGCCGGATGTCGATGTCGAACGACGTGTTCGGCACGCGGCGCCAATCGCCGTTGTGCGAATCGCGACCGCCGCCCGACGTGTAGCTGGTCACGAACGACATGTTGATTAGGTTGCCCTTCCACTGTCCGCCTTGGTAGCCCGTCACGCCGTGCTGCAGGCCTTGCACCGCGTCGAAAGTCGGCGGCTGAATGTGGCGGGTGTCGACCCATTGAGAATTCAAGAGGTCGGCCTGCACAATCCCGTTGTGAAGGTAGATGCGCAGGGCGTCGACGTTGCCCTGCACGCTCGCCGCGAGGAGCGTCGTACCATCCGAGAACGTGTTCGGCTTCGCGTATGCCATCACTTCACCTTGTTGACAAGGGTGACCAGGCGCCCGCCGGTGTACTCGAGGTCTACCGATGCGGCCGGCCCGATGTCGAGCACGAGCGTGTTCGCCCCCCCGCTCGAAGCTCGGCGCGGGTGCATGACGCCGAGTAGCACGACGCGAAGCCCGTAGATTGTACGCGACCCGGGCGGCCGATAGTGCCACGCGCCCGAAATGCCGCGCCAGCCCATCGCCTTAGTTTCCGCCGTTGTGCCCGCCGACGCATCGCCGTTGTTCAAATTGCGCAGCCAATAGGACCACAACGGAATGACCGTCGTCGCTGGGCAATTTTGCAGCGTGTTCCCGTGAAAGGCTCCGACTGCAGTCTTGAAATCGCCTTGGCCTGGGACCTCTGTCCAGTTGGTGAGGCCGTTGCTTGTGATGTCCCATTGAAGCCACGCAACGAAGCACCCGGCGCTGGTCGATACGTTCAAATTCCCGCCGCCCCCGGTGCCGGCGATGGTATTGAACTGGAAGCCGTCATTCCATGGCGACGACGACAGGTCAGCCCGAACCGAGAGCGACCAGTAGATGCGCAAAACATCGCTTGCGCCGATGGTCAGCCCGCTCGCACCATAGTTTGCGATGGTCGGGTTCGCCGCGCCGTCGTGAATGACGTGCGGGCTCGAGTAGGGCGTCGAGCCTGTTGCGCCGACCGATACCGGTGCGGCGTGCAGCATGTCGCTCTTGCCGAGTACGTCGGTTTGAATGAATGGCGCTTGGAACTTCGGCGACTTCTGAATCTGCGGCAGGTCGACCGCACTGTCGCGCAGGTTGAACTGGTTGACTTCGTTGGGTTGTGTGAAGTCATCAAATCGATCGTTCAGTGAGGCGGCCGTCGTCTGGTCGCCGTCCACGATTCGAGCTCGGTTGATTCTCGACACGCTACCTCCACCGGCCGACGGCAAGGAACCGCATAGAGTATACGTGAGCCTGACAGACCGGCAGCGGCGCCGTAGTCTGTACAATGTCGTCGTACGTCGTGTCGGTCAGTCGCACCTGCGCTTCGACCGGCAGGTCGCCCTGTTCAAAAATGCCGGTACCGAAGACGCGAAACGCTTCGTGCGAAGCTGGACCGAGACATTCAATCAGGACACGGCCCGCGACCAGGATGCGAAGCCGCACGTATCGCGGCACGGTCTCGACGTTCGCCAGAAGCACCTGCGTATTCACCGGGTACACGTATGCGTTGCCCGACCATTCTGCGAACAGGTGGCCGCCCTTGAACGCCGTCAGCGTAGTCGTTGCAACAGTGACCCAGCCCGAGTTGTACTTCTGGTACGTGAAGGCCGCAAAGTTATTCAGGGGCGTCGTCGCGTCGACTACTGCGGCCTGTTCGCCTGTCGTGGTCCATGGGATTTCGCTGTAGATGCGGTGCGTTGCGTAATCCTTGAGGCGTGCCTCGGTGACACAGTTTGCCGGCAGCTGCGAACGGTCGAGCGCCGTCATGCTCGACTGCGCGCTCGTCATTTCGTCCTGCACACTGTCGGGCGACACTGTGCCGCCGGTCAGCGTTTCGCGCTGTGTCCAATGTTTCATTATGCCCTCTTGCCCATGATGGTTCGTGCCTTGCCGAACTTGTATTCGACCTCGTGCCCGACGATGACCAGGTCGTCGGTTGTCGATACCTCGAACGCGAACCACGAACACGACTGTTGCGCGACCGAAACCCGAAGCGGCACGAGCCGTTCTTTGCGGTAGGCCGTCGCCGTGCCGAGCTGCGCCGTGTTGAACACCGGCAAGTCTGCCGCGTCGGGCGGCTGCGCCTGATAGCTCCGTTCTTCGACTGCCGTGAGACTGAAATCTTTCAGGTGTTTCACGGTCACGGTCGGCTGCCCAGTCGTCAAGCACCACAGTGTGACGTACAACACTTGTTTTTGCGCGGCCGCGTCTCCGAAATCGTTCCACGTGGAACGGTACGTACTGGTCGGCGGGTTCGCATAGATGAACGTATTTTCGGACACGGTACCGCCGAGCGCACGTCGGGCCGTGATGAGGAACACGCCGGCCGGACTACCCGCGCCGGCTTCGATGCCGGTGTGATGTCCGAAGGCGAGCGTGCCGTCGTACATCGGAGCGATTGCGCCGACGGGGAAGCCGACGCGCGTCGACCAGGGCGACAGGCTGGTCTCGAGAAGGTCGACGTGTAAAACCAAGCCGAGAGACGGCCGGTCTTGACCGTCTGCCGGGGCGTAGACGTGGTACTCGCGGGTCTTCGCCGAGAACGCGCCGACCGCTTTCGGGTGCAAGTCGGGCGTCAACCGGTCAATCAGCTCGCGTTGCGACGTCGTCAGTTTCAGGACGTCGAAGGTACTGCCGCCCTGCAGACCGCCCACGATGGCATACACACCGTCGAGCGCAAGGAACACGAGACCGAGACCGGGAACCGCCGCGACACTGTGCGGCGCTCGGCATGTCACGCCGGTCGCGATGGTCGACGCTTGAAAGCCGCTGCCGGCGCTTCCGGTGATGACATCGATCGCATTTTCGCGGAACACGACCAAGCACGCATAGTGAGGGAAAATGCCGGTAATACCGCCGGCGTTCTGACCGCCCAAACGAATGAAGCCGTCAGCACGAAACTCTTCGATGCGGCCGGTCCTCGAGTAGTACAAGGTCTCGGCGTCTGCGATGCCGCCGTCGAGCCACAAAGAGCCGGCCCAGAATGCCGAGAACCGTGCGCGCGGTGCGGGTAGTCCGACGGTCGGTACGGTCGGTGCGGGTACCGCGAGCTCGGATGTGAGTACCGCATCGATGTACATGTTGTCGCAGTTATTGTAGATGCGACCGACCTCGAACAGACGGTTATCGCCCTGATATATGTAGTCGTTGGAGTAGTTTCGCGTTCGGTACAAGACACGGCCGACGGTACCCGCCGGGCCGGTCGGCACCTGCAGGACAATAGCCGCTCGAAATCCTCGAGCGTCTTCGGGCATTGTCCAAGACAACGTCGAGACGGGCGCGAGCGGCGATTCGGAGCCGGTGTCGGTCAAAAACGAAACAGACCAGTCAAAAATGGACTGCATGTTGTCGTTGGGTTCGCCGCGTGGAAACCCCATTCCCCAGACCCCCGCGCCTTCCCCCGGAACAGTTGTGGAGAAAGGACACCACAAAGACGTACGGCCGCCCGACGCCGTGCGCTGCGATTGTGTACCCGGGTCCATCGGTTCGTTGTTTCGCGTCTGAATCGGCGCTGGAGCACTGGGGAAGCCGAGCGCCCGCACGGTCGAGCTCGCCGTCGAAGCGACTTCGACCGCATCGCCGAGCGGCCATGGTCGCACGATGATTGGACGGTCGACGCCGTTGGTAATGATTGTGCGGTCGCCGATGTCGGTGTACCAGCTACCGGCCTCGGTCGCCGTCGGGATATGCCGGTCCGACTGCAGGGTCAGAAGTTGAGACACGCCGGCGACGTCGTAGACGCATTGAAGTTTGCCGTCTGACTCGAACATGATGAGCTGCCGAGCGCCTTGCGCCAGGTGCTGCGCGACGTGCAGCGAGTAGACCGGGCCGGTGTTTGTGAACGGCCCGAAGCCGACGGCCGGGTCGGGGTTGTGCCGCTCGTACCCGATACGCGAAGACCAGCCGCCCGTGACGGGGTCCATGGTCCAGTTTTCGAGTACCTGCGCGTTCTGCGGGTTGCCCGGTAGTCTGGTCTCGGTGCCGCCGGCTGTCGGCGTCTGTAGCGTTGTCCCGCGCATGCTGCCCCTATGGCGTGAAGGTCAACGGCCCGAAGGGGTTGGGGTAATACCGCGCGTTCGTGAACCGCTCGCCCTTGATAATCCGCCTCGGTACGCCCTTTAGGTAGCGCGCTTCCATCGCTTGATAGAGGCCGACCTTCTTGCGCTGGTAGACCTGCGCGAGCGCGAGATTGTCGTGTTTCAGGCAAAGCTGTTCGAGGGCGGCGTAGGCGATAATCTGCGCGTAGGCTTGCGGCACGAGCGGTACGTCGTGGTCTTCCTGCATGTCTTGCGGCGCCATGAGCCGACGCAAGTGCATTTCGGTATTCCCCGACGGGTGCGGGTACAGCTCGAAGGCCTGGTATACGCCGCCGGTCGTTCGATACCGCACGGCGGACTCGCTGAAATTTTGGCTCTGCAGCACCGACAAGCGGGTGTCGGGTGACAGGGTGACGGTACCGGCCGGCGAGACCGTGTCGATTTTCGAGCTGTTGTCGGCAAGCCGGACCGGCGCATCGATGCCGAGCTCAGTGCATGTGAAGTAATACCGCCGATACAGACCGGTGCGGTTCAAGATGGTTTCGGGCACGAGCGAAAGCTCTTGCGTGTCACCGAGTACGAAGGTCGTCGGCGGCGACAGTTGCGACTCGAAGCCGCCCGAGAACTGTGCGGGATACTCGACCGGCGACGCGGCACCAGGTGCCCGCACGTTGCACATATAGACCTGTAGGGTGCGCACGCCCCGACCCGCGCCCGGTGTCACAAGCGATACGCCGGTCACGGCCCGGGGAGCCGGCACGCGCCTCGAGCGCGACGGCATGAAGGCCGTCGGCGTTCCAAGCTGGTCGGGGTCGAGCTGCACGTCATCGCGCGTCCACTTCGACAGTTGTACCTGCGTTCGCGGTAGCGCGTCCGACATGTCGAGCACGCTCTCCACCGTCATCGTGTCCGACGGCATGTATACCTGTCGCTGCCGCACGCTTGTCGCGTACGTGCCGCTCGAGCCTACGAACTGTGTCGTCAAGTGCAGTACGGTCGAGCTCGCGACGTACGCAATCTCGTAGTCGCGCCCGTCAATCTTGACGGTACCGCCGTCGAAGGTCGAACCAGGCCGAACGGGAGACGCCGACAACGGGAACCCGGTGCCGGTGACTTGACTTGACCCGTTCGTGCAGACGAGCGACACGGCGACGTCGGTCAACACCTCGATGTCTTCTTCGACAATCGAGAACGACCACGGCCTGTCGGTCAAGATGCGTGTTTGCGCATCGTTCAACAGGTCGGTCATCTGGTTTTCATAGGTGACGTTCGTCGGGTCGTAATCGAGAAGATTACCCATGAACGCGCGCAAGTCGGCAAGGTTCATACGTCACCCGTTGCCCGTGAGAAGATGGGGCGGCCGATAGGGCAAGAGACCGACCGCCCCGAAGCCCGAAGGCCTCAGAACTGCTTCTTGACCATGACTTCGGCCGTGTTGGCGGCGGCGAGAGTCAGGGTGACACCACAGACGGTCGGAATACGGACGGCGGCAGCGCCAGAACCGTTTCCGATGTACTCCGCTGGACCGACGCGCCCGGCGGTACCGTTCGGGGTCAGCGCCTGACCGATACCGGTTCCGGTTGCGACGTTTGCCGATGCCACATAGCCGGCCACACAGACGCGAATCTGTTCGTCGGCGGCGGCGGCGGCAAGAGCGACACCAATGCAGCGAGCGTCGGACGCGGTTGCAGGCGCCTCGATAACGTACAGGGCCTTGTCTGCCCCGGTCTTCGAGACGTCAAGAGAGACCCAGTCACCAGAGGCGATAGCGCCGCCCGCGATGAATGTTTCGACTTGACGCCGGTTGCTGGTGTCGCCACCTTGACCGGCTTCGAGCAGCTGGATGAGTGTGGAGGTAGCCATATCAGGACTCCGCGCGAAGAAGGACGCCATGCGAGGCGAGATGCCCGGTGCAAAGCTGGATTCGAGAGATGACCTGTGCGGCCTTGGTAGCGGTACCAGGGACCGGCAGCATGTCGGACACGGTGAAAAACGCGTCGTTGTCGGCGTAGAGTTGGAACTGCGACGAAGACAGTGCGTAGGCCGAGACGGCGTTGCCGGCGGCGTTGTTGTACCCCAGGTTCGGCTCGACGAAGATCTTCGCGCCGCGCCACATGGCGACCATGTCGCGATCGAGCGAGTCGCGGTCGGATGCGCTCACATAGTTGACGCTGGACTGTTGAAGCGCCTGGAATGCTGCGAAGCACTTCGGCGACATGAACAGAAGGTCGGGGAAGGTGCCGGCCGGGTTGCGAATCTGGCAGTTGATGAACAGCTCGTCGAGGTCTTCGAGCGACAGGGTGCCGCCCGCGTCCTGAACCTGGTTGAACCAGTTTTCGGAGCGGAAGGTGGTCTTCGACAGACCGCCGACGGTGTTTGTCTGCGCGCCGGGTGCGCCCGCTTCAAACCAGCCGGTAGTCTCGGCGGCGACGGTCGCGGTTCCCATGCCGTTCAAGGTCTGCAGGGTCGACAGGGTCGAACCGCCGACAAACACGCGCTCGGACACGGCTTTGCGAAGGCCGAGCATGACGTTGTTCATCTTCGCTTCGAGGATGTTGACAACGGCAGTCTCGCCCTTGTTTGCGAGCTCTTCGACGGCCGACAGGATGATCGGCTGGGTGAAGTTGCTGTATTCGTACTTCGCGACGTTGAACGGGTCGGTGACGGCCATACTCACGGGCTCGAAGCCGTTCGTGAGCTCGGTCAAGCTCGAGTGCTCGCCGAAGATGACGGGTTGTTCGACCCGGCTACCGCCGGAGACGCGAACCAGGTTGCCGCTCTGTTCGATTGCGCGAAACAGGGGGTGAGCGAGGTAGGAGTTGTCGACCAGCTTGTCGCGCAGGAGCTGCAGCGTGGTCGAGAGAACTGAAGTAGGGGGAGCCATGCGAAGCCCTCCAGATAGTCATGGGGTGACGTGAACAAGGGCGTCATCCGAACGGACTGCCGGGGATTCGCAGACTCCCAATGCCGGGGTGGTCCGCTTTGCGCAATCCTATCGCGATTCAGCGGCCGCCCGCAAGTTGCTTTGCAAGCTCCAGGATATCGGCGCTCGACATCTTCTTGAGGTCTCGGCCCGAAGGCTTCGTCGGCCGGGGTCCCTTGCGCGGCGCACCGGTACCGCGCACGGCGGCTTCGCGGCGCGCCCGGCGTTCGGCCTGGTCGCGTGCTCGGCCGTCCTTCGCGGCCCGTCGAGCTCGGCGGCCTTGCACCGAGTAATACGCGGTCTCGAGGTCGAGAGAGGGCGAGGCCTCGAGGGCGGCCTGTACGTCGGCCCGAAGGTCGGCGTCGGTCTCGAAGTCCGGGTGCGCCTGCAGGAATCCCTGGTAGCTCTCTTCGGCGGCCATGATTTCGTACTCGTGCTGCATCGGCGCGAGCACTTCCTGTAGACGTCGGGCGACTTCGGCTTCGATGCGTGCCGAGACGCTTTGTTCGTTGAACGGGTCGAACTCGCCGACGTCTTCGGGCGGCGCGATGTTCGCGGCTCCCCGCTGCAGCGCTTCGCGCTCGCGCAGCATCTCCTTGCGCACCTTGGAAAGCTCCTGGGTCTTGCGCGTATAGTCGGCCTGTTGCGCCTTCATGAGCTCGGCGGCCGCCGGCGAGATTGCCGCAACCTTCGCAAGCTCGTCGGACCACGAAGGCCGACTCGGTGCCGCGTCGACCTGGTCGACGGCCTCGGACTGACTATCGGTCGCTTCGCCCGTGTCGGGTGCGTCTACTGCAGGCGCGTCGGCGGTCTCGACCGCTGCGGCCGTTGCTGTGTCTTCCATGTTGCCCTTCCTTGTTTACTTCGCCAGAAATAGCGGCGTTCCTTGTCCCCGGTACCATCCGGGTCGGTATCCCGGGGCCAGTGCGAACTGCACCGGCTTCCCGAAAAACGTGTTCCCGAGCTCGAGCGTCGAGACGCCTCGGATTCTTGAGACGATGAATGTTCGCCATCCGGGGAGCTGCCCGGTAGCCGTCGCGCTTCGAGGGTCGACATATAGGTGCAAATACGTCGTGCCGTTCGTGCCCTTCCACATGGCGTGCGGGTTGCCGACGCGGATACCTGCGCGGCCCGGCGTGCCCGGCTCTTGCCATTTGTCTTCGTAGAAGAACGAAACAGGCTGTCGGCGTTCGATGGCTTGCGACAGGTTGCCGGCTTCGCCGATACCCTCAATCGTCCGATAGTACGCTTGTTTGCGCGTCGTCGGAATGATGGTCTGCGCGCGTTGCCGGTAGCCGAAGGCTTCCTTAATCCGCAGCGCGAGCGACTTGAACGGCACGGCAAACCCCTATCGGCGCATGCGACGGGCGAAGTCGAACTCTTCCTCTTCGACCTCTTCGACCATCTTCATACCCGGCGCGGTCACTTCGACGGCGACCTCGGTTTCGCTGACGGGTTCTTCGGGGCCGTCGAGGAACGCCCGGAACTCTTCGTCGGCGGCAAGCTCCTTAAGGGCGGCCGTGACACGGGTCAAGGCGGCTTCGTCTCGCATTTCCTCGAGGCGAATCGGAAGCGGCCGGCCGTAGTCATCGGCGGCGGCCGAGACCATCGCGAGGAACCGAACCAGGTCGGGGTCAAGCGCTTCGACCGGCGCGTTGTACGTCTCCGGCTCGACTGCCATGTCGAAGAGGGCGAGCACTTCGGCGAGCGCCTTGCCCAGTGCGTCGACAACCTTCGCATTGTACGGCTTCATCGGACGCGGCACGAGCTCGGCGAGCGCTTCGCCCATCATGGTGTCGGCGTCGGCTGCAGTTGCCGCAAGGGCGGCGTCGGGGATGGGTACAGAAGGGCCGGGTTCGAAGGGCATGACTACTCCACAATAGAAAGGGGCGGTGCGGCTTCGGGCGACATGCCTTCGGGCGCAGGTTCGGGCGGCGCAAGCTCGGCGAGCTCTTCGGGTAGCTGATAGGTGCGCACAATCTCTTCGAGGAGTCGACCGCCTTCGGTGCCGAGCTGCAGTAGCAGCGGTGCGAGGTCGACAAGCGACTGACGCTTCGCCATGTCGCCGGCCGGGGTCGAGCCCGCGTCGACGGCCCAATACTTGAAGTCGCCCGTCAGGTCGGCGGCCGACAGCATGGTCGGCCCGACCGGGTTCGGGAGCGCGAGCGGTTCGGCCTGGTCGCCGAGAATGACCGAGAGGATGACGTTGTACGTGCGGGCGATAGAAGTAATTACCTCATCGCGTTGTCTAGCCATCCGGCCGATTTCCGATGACGTGTACGACTGGAGGAGGTTCGCCTCTGTTGCCGTGGTCCTCGA